CCCGCTCGCGTTGACGCTGCTGCCCGGCGTGCCAAGCGTGGCCGCAACATCGCCCGTGATCGCGCCGTTGTAGCAGTCGGTGCCGTAGACCGGCTGCGCCACGAACTGATCCTGCGCCGCCGCCAACGTGAAGGCGCGCTCCTCGCTGCCGAGGTAGTCCTTGCCCGCCTGCTTGCCGATGTTGGTGCTGCCGCGACTGCCATCCTCGCGCTCGACGCCGCCGCGGACTTTGAATACCTGCGCGACCATGTTGAAGCCATCAGCGCGGCTGTAGTCGTGCGCCGTAGTCTCAAGCGTCGCCGCTACGTCGGATTGGCGACTGCCTGCAAAGCATTGTGCAGCGCTGGCGGCAGCGCCTTGCCGCGCTTCCCGGCGCGGCGCAGGATTCCGCTGCACGCTTTCGCGCTCAAAAAGAACCTGGGCGGCACGCTGCCAGTCTCCAAGATATCCGACAACGAACACACGACGGCGGCGCTGGGCCACTCCGAACCACTGAGCGTCCAGGACTCGGTAGGCCCACCCATACCCCAACTCCCCCAACGCCCCGAGGAAGGTGCCAAAGTCCCGTCCTCCGTTCGATGACAGGACGCCGGGGACATTTTCCCAAACAACCCATCGAGGCCGGTAACGTTGAGCGATCGCAAGGTAAGTGAGCATGAGGTTTCCTCGAGGGTCTTCGAGGCCCTTGCGGAGACCCGCGACGCTGAAGGATTGGCAAGGGGTTCCTCCGACAAGAAGCTCAACTGGTTCATCAGGCCACTCCTGGAATTTGGTCATATCGCCGAGGTTCGGCACGTTGGGGTAGTGGTGCGCGAGCACCGCAGACGGAAAAGGCTCGATTTCGCTGAACGCGACCGGCTGCCAGCCGAGCGGGTGCCATGCAACCGTCGCGGCTTCGATGCCCGAGCAGACTGAAAGGTAGCGCAGCGTCACTTGCGGGCGGTCGGCGGCGAGCTCCGCGACCGGGCGCAGGCCGCGAGAGGCAAGACTCACATCCGGTCCCTCCACCACAGCCCGACGAGCAGGAACAGCAGCGCGAGGCCGGCCACGAGGCCAGCCCACAGCACCGCCGAGAGCAGCAGCTGCGAGAGCGGGCCGAGGTCAGCCCAGCCCACGCCGCACCTCCTCGAGCGCCGCCTTGATGCTCTCATCGGCGAACTCGAGCCCGCGCAGCACGTTCACGAACGCGCGCACGCACTCGGTCGCGTCGCTGAACTCGTCGAGCTTCGTCTCGATGGTCGAGAACTCGGCGCGCGCGCGGATCTCCAACATCAGGGCAGGGGCGGTCATGGCGTGGCCTCCTTGACGGGGTTGAGGAACTGGGCGAGCTGCGGCACCTGGTGCGGGGCGAGGTAGATGCGCGACTCGCCCTGCGCGAGCACGAGGTCGCCGTCACCATCCACCCACACGCGCAGCTCGTAGCCGGGGCGGATCTCGAGCAGAAGGTTCGGCTCCGCAGCGGGCTCCTCGGCAGCGGGAGCCTCAGCGGCCGGCGCGCGCTCGCAGGGCATGCAGGTGCCGCTGTACCCGCGGCCGACGGTGCGGAAGTCGCGCAGGTCCCTGTCCTGGCCGCAGACCCGGCAGGTCTTGGTGTGCGCGCTCACGGCCGCACCGCCTTCGGCGCACGGTGCAGCACCACCGCGCCGTCACGGTTCGATGCCACGATGCCGGTGAACTTGAGCGCGGCCAGCAGCTCGCCGAGCGAGAGGCCGTCGAGCTCGACTGACACCCGCGGCGGCGGGGGAGGGAGGCTTGCCAGTGCGGCGCCCCAAGCCAGTGCGTCCTCGCTCATGGCACCCCCCAGCGCCGCACGACGCGCGCGCGGCAGTTCGGCTCCGGCAGGCGCTGCTCACGCTCGCGCCGGCGCTCGAGGTACGACTCGACGATCGCGCCCACAATCGCGCCCACGCCAAGGGCGATGAAAATGCCGGCCGTCAACGCGACCCAGCCCAGTGCTTCGTCTGTCATGGCTCCATCCCCTTGTAGGTCTTGAACTCGGCCACCTCGCCCTCAAGCACCGCGATGCGGCGCTCGTAAAGCTCGATGACCTTCTGCTGGTTGTCGATCAGGCGCGCCTGCACGGCGGCCAAGATGTCCGCACGCTCGACCGCTTCCCGAAGGGCGGCGACGCGCGCGGGGCTGATGGGGTTCTCACCCGATGCTGCGAAAGTCACAACGGCACCGACAAAGCTTCCATGCGCTCGAGCGCACGGGCCAACGCGAGGTCGATCTGCCGCTCCTCGAGCGCACTCAGGCGCGCCTGGTAGTGCCCGGCCTCGAGCAGCGCCAAGAGCACGAACGCGGCCGTGACCACGTCACAGCCCACCCGGTTGCCGAGCACGTTCAAGTCGAGGCCGTAGCGCACGATCGGCGCGGCCTGCCGCGAGCGCGGCGGCTCGGGGCGGTACGAAGCAATCACCAGTCCAGTCATCGGGGGCCTCCTCCCTGACCCGCCACCACGGCGGGCATGGGACGGATTCTGTGCGATGCGTCACGCTATACGCAATGAGAAAATCGCATCATATCCACCAGGCGGACGGTGAGGGAAGGCGCACACTTTCGGGGCCGTGCGCTCGCTTGTGCTCGCTCTGTGCTCGCCTATGCGCTCGCATGCGGTCGCATAGAGCGGCGCCCCCCCCGCCCAGCGGGGGGCGCTGCCTTGCTTTTCGTGTGTGTGCTCGCCCTATAGGGGTGCGGGGGCGAGCACACGCAAAATCCCGCGGAATCTCGAGGTAGGGCAGAATGGCCCCAGACACACGTCCAGGAGGACCCGGAAATGGAACTTTTTGCGCTCGCTCTGGCATGGCTTTTCGGGGGAGCGATCGCACTCGCCGCGCTCGCCTTCGTGACCGGCTTTCTCGCGTACTGGTTGTGGGCAGTCGCGCATGCCGGATGGCTCGTCGCCGAGCTCGTCTGGCAACGTCGAGGATGACGGCCTTGCGGTGACCGCCACGCGGTGACAGAATCGCACCGTGATGGAGTTACAGCAGACTACACCACCAGAGCAGACGCCAACGCGGCGCGGGAAGCGGGCGTTGTTCAAGCCCGGCCAGAGCGGCAACCCGGCCGGTCGGCCGAAAGGCGTGCCGAACCGCGTGCACCAGACGATCAGGGAGGCGATAGAGCTCGCCTGCAAGCCGGGGGCATGTCACCCCGAGGGGCTGGCCGGGTGGCTCGTAGACCGCGCCACAGGGGGCGTCGAAGACCGCAAGATCTTCGCCGGCCTCGTCGCCAAGGTGGTACCGGCGCAGATCCACGCGACGGTTGACCAGGTGACGGTGCAGCTGCCGTGGTTGGCCGGCCGAGGGGTGGTCAGTACACAAGGGCGTACACAGTCCCGAGCCATCGACGCGCAAGTCGTTGAGCCTGCGATGGAATTGACTCAAGACCTTCGGGTTGATGACCCGATGCGCGTGCTCGAGGTGCCCGAGGCCGCGCCATCCGTCGCGCCCTCGCCACGCGTTGCGCCCGTGCAACTCCCTGCCGACCCCCCACCCCCCCTCGAACGGCAGGCGGGGGGTGGGTCGGAGTAAGGGTTCCCTTCCCCCCTCTCGCCAATACCGATTTCGAGGTGTTGATATAAATGCAACAGCCTGACGAGGACATCGCCGCTGCCGGGCCTATCACGATCAACACCTACCGCCCGCGCGAGGTGTTCCTCGACTTGCACAACCGCGCGACGCGCTGGGCGTGCGTGGTGGCGCACCGGCGTGCGGGCAAGACGGTGGCGATGTGTGCGGACCTGGTCATCAGCGCGCTCGAGTGCCCGCACCCGAAGCCGCAGGTGGCGTACTTAGCGCCGTTCCGCGAGCAGGCGAAGAAGGTCGCCTGGCAGTACTTGAAGGACCTGACGAAGCCGCTCTGGGCGAAGCCGCCGAACGAGAGCGAGCTCAAGATCACGATGCGCACGAGCCGGCCGGGCGACTACGCCACGATCTACTGCGGCGGCAGTGACAACCCCGACAGCTTGCGCGGCCTCTACCTCGACGCGGTGGTGATGGACGAGGTCGGGCAGATGCGCCCGAGCACCTGGTACTCGGTCGTGCGCCCGGCGCTCTCGGACCGGCAGGGCAGTGCCATCTGGGCGGGCACGCCTGCCGGCAAGAACTTCTTCTGGCAGCTGCGCGAAGAGGCGCGGCTGAACCCCGGCACGCACCTGCTGCTCGAGCTCCCGGCGAGCAAGACGGGCATCTTGCCGGAGGGCGAGCTTGCCGCGGCGCGCGCGCAGATGACCGAGGAGACCTTCGCGATCGAGTACGAGGTCAGCTTCGACGCTTCGGTGCCGGGCGCGTACTTCGCGAAGCAGCTGGGCGAGGCGTATGAGCAGAAGCGGGTGGGGGACTTCCCGATCGACCCTGCGTTCCCGGTGGACCTTGTGGCCGACCTCGGCTACACGGACTCCTGCTCGTGGTGGGGTTGGCAGACGGGGCCGGACGGGCACCGGGTGGTCGAGTTCTACGAGGCGGACGGTCAGGCCATCGGCCATTACATCGACTGGGTGAAGAGCCGGCCGTACAAGGTCGGCACGGTGTGGCTGCCGCACGATGCGCGGGCGAAGAGCCTGCAGACGGGCAAGTCCATCATCGAGCAGTTCCTGCACGCGGGCATCACGCCGCGGATCGTGCCCGAGCTCAGCCTGCAGGACGGCATCGAGGCTGCGCGTCTGACCATCCCGAAGTGCTACTTCGACGAGAAGGCGACCTACGCCGGCGTCGAGCACCTGCGGGCGTACATGCGCGAGTGGGACGAGCGGACGCAGACCTTCCGCAACCGCCCGAAGCACGACCAGCACAGCCATGCCTCGGACGCTTTTCGCTACCTCGCGCTTGCCGCGAGACCCGTTTCTGGTAATTTGTCAAGTGGTGGTGCTAAAATCGCACCGCGTAGTGGCGAGCACTACGGGTTCACGTTGGATGACATCTGGGACTGCAGGCCGCGCCACAGCGGACGGGTGGGTTGATGGAAAGCTCCGAGCGCATCGAGACCTCCAAGGACTTCGCCGACACGCCGGGCGGCATGGCGCGGCGTTGGAGCACTGAGATCGAGGCGGCGGTCAAGGAGCTGACCAAGTTCCACGAGGACGGCGACAAGATCGTTGAGCGTTACCTCGACAAGCGCGACGACTGGGGGCGCGAAGAGTCGCGCGTGAACCTCTTCTGGTCCACGGTGAAGGTTCTGCTCTCGATGCTCTACGCCCGGCCGCCGAAGGCCTCGGTGTCGCGCGCGTTCCAGGACTCGGATGACGATCAGGCGCGCGTGGCGGGGCAGATCCTGCAGCGCCTGCTGAACAAATCCTTCGACGACAACATCTCGGCGTGGGACGCCGCGGTGCGGCAGGGCATCGAGGACTGGCTGGTGGTCGGCGCGGGTCAGGTGTGGCTGCGCTACGAGGTCGAGACCGCGCTCGAGGAGGTCCCGGCGCAGTTCGACCCGCTGACAGGCGTCGAGATCGCCCCGGCGCAGACGGTCGAGCGCATCGTCGCCGAGGATGCGCCCTGCGACTACGTCTTCTGGAAGGATTTCCTCTACTCCCCCGCGCGCACATGGGGCGAGGTGCGCTGGGTGGCGCGGCGCGTGTACATGACGCGCGAGCAGCTCGAGGCGCGCTTCGGCCCCGAGATCGCCAAGGTCGTGCCGATGGTGCGCCGGCAGTCGAAGCAGGGCGAGCCGCAGGTCAAGAACGACCCGTGGGCGCGCGCCGAGGTCTTCGAGATCTGGTGCAAGGAGAACCGCAAGGTCTACTGGTTCGCCAAGGGGATGGACACCATCCTCGACTACAAGGACGACCCGCTCGGGCTCGAGAACTTCTTCCCCTGCCCGAAGCCCTTGGCGGCGAACGTCACCTCGAGCAACTTCATCCCGCGCGCGGACTACATCTTCGCGCAGGACCAGTTCAAGGAACTCGACGAAATCAACACGCGCATCACCTGGCTCACGCGCGCGGCGAAGGTGGTCGGCGTCTACGACAAGAGCGCGGGCGATTCGGTCGGCCGCGTGCTCCTGCAGGCCGGCGAGAACCAGCTCATCCCGGTGGACAACTGGGCGATGTTCGCCGAGGGCGGTGGCATCAAGGGCAAGATGGAGTTCGTGCCGATCGAGGCGGTTGTCAACTGCATCGACCGGCTGCGGCAGTACCGCGCGGACAAGACGCAGCAGATCTACGAGGTGCTTGGCATCTCGGACATCATGCGCGGCGCTTCACGCGCTTCGGAGACCGCGGCTGCGCAGCAGATCAAGGCGCAGTTCGGCTCGACGCGCATGCAGCTCTCGCAGTTCTACATCGCCGAGTGGATCACGCACGCGCTGCGCATCAAGGCGGAGATCATCGCCAAGCACTGGCAGCCCGAGACCATCATGCGCGCCTCGAACATCGAGCGCACGCCGGATGCGGCGGTGGCGATGGCGGCGATCGACCTCATCAAGAACACCGAGTTGGCCGAGTATCGCATCAGCGTCGAGGCCGACAGCATGGCGGCGATGGACTGGGCCGCCGAGCGAGACGCAGCAGTCCAGTTCATGCAGGGCTTGGGCGCGTTCATCTCACAGGTCGCGCCGGTGGCGCAATCGACGCCCGGCGCCGGCCCGTTCCTGCTGCGTCTCATGCAATGGGCGGTCGCGAAGTTCCGCGTCTCGAGCGAGATCGAGGGCGTTCTCGACCAGGCGGTCGCGGCGATGCAGCAGCAGCTTCTGAACCCGCCGCCTCCGCCGCCGAACCCCGAGCTCGAGAAGCTCAAGCTCGAGGCCGAGAAGATCAAGTCGAACGAGCGCATCGCTGCATTCGAGGCGGCTTCGGACGAGAAGGTGGCCGCGCTCAAGGCGACGGTCGAGCTGCAGAAGGTCGAGATGCAGGCCAAGTTCGACCAGGTCGCGGCGCAGTACCAGCAGATCGCCGACATGATGGCGGTCGTGCAGAAGGTGAACCCTGTGATGCAGCTCGACGGCCTTGCGGCCTCCATCGGGCAGATGTCGCAGAGCAACGCCGCGCAGATGGAGCAGCTCCTGCGCGCGGTCACGCAGAAGCGGCGGCGCGTGCCGATCCGCGACCAGATGGGCGAGATCGTCGAGGTGCGCGAAGTGGACGAGCCGGAGAGTCCGGCCGGCCCCGGCCTGCCGCCTGGCTCGATGCAGGTGAACTGATGCTGCGCCAGCCTGCAATGGAGTGGCGACCGGCTCTCGGCTCTTGGCTTCTCCGCGTGGAGTCGCCAGTGCCCGACTGGGTGGTCAAGAGGTGCGTGGATTTCATGCTCAAGGTGCAGGCGGCGCGGCGGACAGGGCTTACCCCCGGCGACACGCGCGATGACCTGGACGCGAGCGTGAAAGCCCTCAACGAGGGCAAGGTGAAGCAGTGGGCCGCCGGGCCGCAGATGGACGGCAGCGGT